TGTCTGTATGGTTCTATAATTATACCTCCAGCGTTAAAATAATCTGCAAAAAAGTCTATCTTGTAATTTCCAATAGTTATATCATCGCTACCTGGTTCTCGTGGGTTTTTAGTAGTTTTCATTACCCTCGCTTCAACTATTTCCTTATATCCCGGCAGTTGAAGGTAAACCGTGTCGCCTACATTATAATATGTTGCTATATAATCCCTTAATAACTGTATATCAATTACTTGGGCATCCAATTTAACGCTCGGATGTTGTTTATCTCTTATTTTATCAACGCAAAGCCAATACAAGTTATAAGCATTTTCCTCCGAAGATTCAAACAGAATAGTCCGGGGAACCGTTGTACTGCTTCCTTCTTTCTTATTCACCTCACGGTAATTCGCGGCACTTTCACCAATAGGCGATGCCACATAATTCTGACCAGCACTTTTAGCATAAGGAGGGTATGCGGTAGGACCGTTAACAGTATTCCCACTTTCGTCTTTCGTAACCCAGAGCGGTATTGCCGTGGTTTTACTAACTACAAGGTCTTCAAACGCTTTTCTTGCTTGGTGGAATGTATCTACCGTAGCTTTCTCACTGTCTTTCGGACTGCCTACTGGTGCCGCTGCTATTCCAACCTCCCCTTCATCAGTATTTAGGATTATGTTGTCAGCGTTGTATCCCAATTCAATTTTATCCGTGTGAGTTGCTCCTTTTTGCTGTAAGTAGTTGATTGTCCGTGTTATTAACCCCGTGGAGTTACTGTAACTGTATTCAAATTCAAATTCACATCCTGTTTGCTTTTCAATTTCACGGATTAATGCCATTCGTCCTATTGTTCCGTTGTATGCAAATTCAGCGGGAGCTCCAGTAATATCTCCGGCAGTGAACAGATCTCCAAAGTAGGTTGTCAAGAATGCTGAATTAATGGTTATTTTGCTGGTGGACGTGTTAAATCGTACTGGAGGTAACATTGATAATTCGGTGGCAACTTCCTCTGCACATATACTTATTGTGTTATTTTTAGGGTTAACTTCCTTGCCCTCAAGGAGAACATAAAGACAGCTATTACCATTGCCAGTAGTTTGTCGCCATATTTTATTTCCGTGATGCAACAGCATAGATGGAGTGAGGTCAGTTACGTCTAGCTGGTTAATAACTGGTTCTCCTACGCTTGTAGTTATCAATCCCCATACGTTATCCCCAGTAATAACGATTGTGTCCACCACTACCGTAGTATCCATCAACGCTCCTATCCCTTTATAACTGGTTCCTCCCGAAAACGTGTAACCAGTATCAAGAACTAACGTGGTATCAATATATACTCGGATATCCCCGTCTTCATCTATAATTGTCCAACGGTTAGTGCTTCCTTCCGGTAAATACGCTCCAAGCCAATCATAGCTTTCTATTATTGTATGGGTACCTGATACCATTTTAATAAGCCGAACCTTTTGCTTGGAAGTGGTACTATCCCAATAAGTATCTACTCTTACCCAGTTATTAACATCAGTATATCTAAGCACCCATACAATGATATAGGGAGTATATATCATACTTCCTTTTGTTTGCAATTTAACGTTCAAACGCACCGTATAGGACGTATCGCTGAATGGAAAGGTCATCACTGCGTCATGAGTATCTACACTATTACCATAATGCTTTAAACTGTAAACCCCGTTTATTTTATCCCTAGAAGTAATAGAACCAATACCATTACGTACCGTCCAATTGAGATAAGGACTACTCCTCCCAGTATATAACCCGTCCTCAAAATCATCAAAATAAGCATAGTTAGGAGTAGCTGTCGGATTAAAGGAAATCCCCGCACCCCAAATACAATAAAGAGTTGTAGTGCTACCAGAGGCAGGAATATCCATTGATAATGCTAATTTAATGTTGTCATTATCAGTTTTATGGATTAAAGAGTACTCAACTTCGGTATCATCCGCATATAACACGGTTATATTGCTAAAATCAGAAGCCATACCGATTTCATGCGAAATTGTAACTTCTGCTATTCCATCAGTTAACCCCGATCCAGCTCCATTTACAGTTATTTCAAGGACACGGTCATCTCCTTTTATAATTGGGAGGACATTATCCGTTTCTTTAACTACTAATGGATATGTAATGTCTATGCTTCTTAATCCTCCAAGTTCCTCCACTTCCGTTAACTCAACCAGGTCGGGATTCAGATATCCTAAAAGCTCCTCTTCAGGAGTGAGAACTGCTAACTCCAATTCTTGTTTTTTGCTAACTTCCACTACCATGCTTTTAATACCCCTCTCTGTAAACAACGGAATTAATTACCATTCCAACACTATCACGGAAGTCAAAATTATTAACAAGCAGAGGCCAAGTGCTATCCAGGGAAACGCTGTCCTGATACGTATTTTCATCACTACCGGTAATTGTCTTGTTCTCTACGTCTATGGTAAGAACCGTGCCGACTGGTATGCTGGTTTCACGGATTATTAATGTTTGCCCAGTTTCGCTTTCAACCAGTTCTAAATACGCTCCGGTTGCGGTTACAGTAGCGGTTATTACTGGTTTGCTGCTGATAATACCGCTATTGGTGCCTACGTTTCCACTTGTGATAATGTCAGATAAAGCTACGCCAGATGGTATAAGAAACTTAACCGTGCATTCATAGGTTGCTATATCCATTTTTGTCTGGACTACATCGTCTAATACTACTTTATACGTTTTATCGTCATCCCAGTCAAAAACCAAATCTTTAGTAACGGGCATATTAACGCTGTTTCTAATAGGACTCATCCAAGCTACCGCTGAATTTACCCTGTCTTGAGCATCTTCCAAGTCATCTCCTGTTATTTTAAATTTAAGGGTTAATTCCTTTTCTTTAATGTCCGTTCCCACTATAAATATCCCATCACTGCCTTTAAGGTCTAACGTCCTATTTTCTATTTTCCCTCCCTCATCTTTATCAATATCCTGAACGAGGAAAATATCATAGTTCTTACTGTGAACCCCGTCCAATGTGAAGCCGGGATTGCCGAAGGTAGAGTCATATTGCGTGAATAATACTACTCTCACGTTTTTAATCATCACATCATTGAGAGAAGCAGTATTGTTCATGAACTCCATAGTGAACTCAAAAGCCGAAGAAAGGATGTCCTCACTGCCAAATTCCCAATTATCATCACTACCTCCAAAGATAGCGGTACCATCTCCAGCTTGAAATACGAAACTCTTGCTTTTAGTAATATCGTTTATAGTTACTTCCGTTATTATCGTAGTTTCAGCTTCAACTTGGTAATCTGCCTCTATCGCAAATCCTTTTACTATTAAATTCGGATCTTCATCCCTACCTGCCCAATTAATGTCGTTAAACCGAATAGGTAAAGATGAGGCATTTGCTGGAATACTTGCTAAGGCATAATCTCCATTGCCTATAAGATTATCTGGGTAATCAAATACCGTTCCTGCAGCTATATAAATTATTTCTGTACCGCTGGATAACCGGAATCCCGCAAAACTGGTCGTGCTGGTTGAAGGACTTATTTCAAGGTATTGACCATATAAACGGAGCATTAATTCAGCTTCAACGTCATGAATAAAGTCAACACCGCAACGTGTCCACGTATCAAGGAGGGTTGGACGATCGGACAATGTTTCAACTGCGTCTTGTAAAACTCCTATTTTATGGTTCTTTTCTCCAGTATAAACTGACGTTAAGCTGGTATCCGCTACTTTACAGTACCAGCTTAACGCATACGCCTCCGCATCACTTAAATAAGTTAAAACTGAATCAGGCACAGAATAATCTACTGAAAATGGTATTGTTACATCAGTTTCAAGTATGGTTATGTAACTGGTATCTACCGGTGCCCCTCCCTCAACTGTTGCCGTTATACTGGTTTCTCCGGCAGTTTGGGCAAGGAAAGTTATTGCTATTGAGGCTTCTTGGTCTGTGAAACTGGCAGCCCATACTCCTGTCCCAGATGTATAAGTACCATCTCCGGTGTAACTGACGTAACTACATCCATCTGGCACGGGAATAGTAACGTTCTTACTGGTTTCCGTGCTACTATTAGTTTCAATAGTTAAGTTATACACGAAGTTAGTCGCTTCATCCGCAAATTCGGGGTTATTACTGGTTAAAACGTAAGAAGGTGCCAGGACGTTAACAGTTTTAGATATATTGGTGCCTGTGTAGTCAACTGTGCCGGTTACGGTCTTGTTTCCGGTGCTGGTTGCTTGTAAAACCAGATTTAATGTAGCACTGCCTCCGGATAGAACGGCATCCCATTTACCAGTTCCAGTATTATACGTACCATTTCCGCTTTGGGATACGTAACTTAATCCGCTTGGTATGGGTATAGAAACAGGAATATTATATCCTTGGTGGACACCGTTGGTATTGTTTAAAGTAATGCTGTAATAAACGTACTCACCTACTACTACGCTTGATGTAATGGTAGCGTTCAGGGAGTATGTTGGTTCTGTCCATCCCACTATCAAGGCGATGTAATCCATATACATATAACCAGTATTAGACGACACGTTTCTACCAGCACTAATATTCGCACCGAAACTGGCACTATTAACATGGACGGGTTTACAGTTTGGAATTTCGCTTAAATACCAAACACGGTTCCAAGTTACCGCTGAACACGGAACACTTGCCCCATACCTTTTAGTAGAGCTGTTAGCTCCGCCATTAGCATAGTAAAGGAAAAAATCTACGTAAGGGATGTTAATAAGTCCAGTACATCCGCCGGTAGGGTTTTTAACGTAAGTTTCAATTTGTGCTATAATATAGTCTATCCGGGCATTCAAGTGAATATTAAAGGCACAAGTATTACCCGCAAGGACAGAGGGTTTACTTCGTGTACCGGATGCCGAAGCTATTATATTAGCACCACAACGTGAATATAATCCGTCATTGGCACTTAACCTATTCAGATCTACCCAATCCCGGTAGGTATCTCCTCCGCCTTGCCAGATATTAGTAACGAACTTGGTCTGTTCTGGCATGGTTAGCTGCCTCCGTAGGTTAATTCTATTACGTTAAGTGTTTCTTCGTTAATTACCTCTGGAGTTCCCAATCCAACGTTTCCTAAGCTGAAATCCCCGAAACTCCCTGCATCATAGTATAAACCAGTACCATTATTCATAGCTGCCTCCGGTTACGGTGGTGGTTTGGTGTATTATGTTGTTGGTTTCGTCTGATTCGGTGATTTGTTTGTCTGCGTCTGCTCCGGCGCTGATGATGTGTTGTCCGCCGGTTGTGGGTGTCCAGTTGAGGGTTATGGTTTGTTCTGCTCCTGCTGCTAATCCGTTGATGGTTTGTATGGCTATGCGTTTGTAGTCTTCCCATAGGCAGACTACGAATGGTGTGGTGATGTCGTTTGTGCTGTTGTTTTTGATTTTAAATGTTACTTGATAGGTGGTGAAGGTCTGAGGATCGCTGGGCAGTGTTAGGTCGGTGGTTATTAGGTCGGGTAGGGGGTTGGGTATTTCGTAGGTTAATTCTATTACGTTAAGTGTTTCTTCGTTAATTACCTCTGGAGTTCCCAATCCAACGTTTCCTAAGCTGAAATCCCCGAAACTCCCTGCATCATAGTATAAACCAGTACCATTATTCATATCTGCCATTAAAAAGATTATTATGGCACTCGCAGCGGTTCCGGGAGCCTGTGCCAGAACTTGGTTTTTAGTGAACTCATCTTCAAGAAATACTTTACCGCTAACTGATGAGCTACTTATAAACACTTCAGAAGCATTATACCAATCAATATACATATCCACGTAATAATTATCCCCTATTGTCTGTAAATACGCCTCTGCATAATAATATTCATTAGGCGATACAGCTATATCTCCCGGACTGCCTATAATGAGGTATAAGTCCTGATAACCTCCAGTATATGTACTAACCAGCTTAGCACTGCCCGGAATATTCTTAAAAACGTCTGTATCCCGTGTTAAGCTATGACTGGACTGAGAGCTGTAAGCTGTTATACCAGTTAAGTCAACATTTACTTTTCGCTGGTTTTCAGTTAATAATTCCGTGTTATTAAGTTTAAAAATATCATTTTCTTGTAGCAATCCTAACTCACTTCCAATGATATTTCCTTCAATTAACCACGAACTGGGATTAACCTCATACGTTTCAACCACTATTCACACTCCCCTTGCTCTTTTAACACGATTAACAGTCATTCCAAGACCCTCTTTAATAGCGGTTAACACTTTACGCTCTTTTACGCTATCAGCTACCATATCCGCAATTGTTTCATCGCTATTACCCGAAGGCACGTTCTTTAAATCCACTAATAAATTGAGGTTTAATTCCTTAATATCACTATCTTCTCCCGCTCCACCGTGACCTGGTCCGAAACTTACTCCTTGGCTGCCTCTCCATACACCACGGTTTTGTCGTTGCGTGGTATCGAAAATGACTCCGTTAACCAGTGCTGCCATGTGACCAACATTTCCCCACTGCCCGTGAATCATCCGAGCGGGAATACCCAATGCCTGAGCCAGACTTACAAGGATTTCGGCACCATCCCAGCAGTTAAATCTGCCTCTTGCCAGAGCTTCAGCGTTACTATATCTTCCGTTGTAATAGAAGTCGTAACCAGTAGGTCCTATTAATTGTTCAGCCAGAAGCTCAAATAACCGCATACTTCCTTTCATTGGGAAGCTGGTTGATTTAAAGTCGCCTACTGTTAATCCCAGACTGCCGTAACTGCCGAAGCTTGGAGTCCATTTATAAATTGAGTCATTGGCACTATTTACCCACGGCGTACTGTATGTCCATCCACCAGCATAACAGCCATGCCTACAATCCATCTGTGGGAATAATCTCATTAATTCATCATCGTCAAATGGATTAAGACTTGGACCAGCATAACCTCCTCCACGTGATAGACTGGGATGTCCAGCATATCCGCCGGCAACTAACCGGGAGGGGTTGCTTATACGGTGCCAGAAGGTAGCCATATTACTTGTAAGTCTGCTTATTTCGCTGGTTACTCTTCCCCGTATTGTACTGGCACTTTCTACTAAGGCATTTTGCATTCCACTCCAGCTATTCCGGACGTTACCTACCTCTTTAACTGTTGCGGAACGGACATTTGCTAATCCTCCTGCTGTGGTTTGTATTATACTGTTAAAGGCAGTTTTATTAGTTTCTGTCAAGGTAGTGTAGGCGGATTGTGTGGTATTTCTCATGCTTTCATAAGCGGATAGTGTATTATTATTCATTGAAGCCAGGGATGAGGTAGTAGTCTGTACCATAGCACCCATACTCTGAGATACTGTGGTTCCCATTCTGGTTAAGGTATTGGTTACGGTGTTTCCCATTAGAACCGTGCTGGTTGCATCGGGGGCATTTAGGTTAACCTCTCCGCTTACTTGCGGAGTTCCCATACCCGCTACTATTGCATCCCCAAGATCTCCAGCGGTTCCTCCTAATACATCCTGACTACTGGTTAATTTGTCTTCTATCCTGTCCATTTCATCACTAATGGCATAGAACATATACCCCGGACTCGCTATTCCAAGAGCATTCATCAACCCGTCTTTAATCCTGTTACCAAGGTCTTTTGCCTTATTATACAGCTCTCCGCCGAAGCTCATTATTTTATCCACAATACGCATTAACTCCGACCCGACTTTACCAGGTGCTTGGCTTATCATCTGGATCAGTCCAGAAACGAATCTACGTCCAGCTTCTTGTGCTTTTGCCCAGAGTTGATTAGCAAAGGTTATGCCCCGTTGGATGACATAGGACAGATAAACCGCTACCCGTGCTGGTAGGGTTATATAAAACATTAAAAGGTTAGTTACAAATCCTAATCCTGCTTGAGTTGCTTGGACGGTTAAATTTATTATCCATCCTCCTATCCCGGCAAGAATGTTCTGTAATATGCCTATTAACATTACTTTCATGCTTCCCCAAATCATTTGGATTGCTTGACTGAAACTAATATTCCCAGCGATTAACTCCGTTAATATGCCGAAAACCCGCATGAAATGACCGATTATTGCCCCGATTACCCCGGCAACGGTTTGAAATATCAAACCAAATACATTAAATACCAATTCGCCCAGCTCGGTAAGAGCGGGTATTAAACCCGGACTGTTACCTGTAATCCAATGCCATAATGCCATTACAGCATCAATAACTGGTTGTATGGCAGGAGCTATTGCATTCCAAGCGGACATCAAGCCTCCCATGATATAAGCACCGAGCTGTTGTAATGACTTCCATAACCAGTCAACAGCTTTTCTTACGGTTTCATTACGATTATACAGTAATGCAAGTAACGCTATTAACCCGACTATTGCTAAAATCACAATAGCTATTGGATTTGCAGACATAACAGCATTAAGGGCAGTTTGTGCTGCTGAAACTAACCATAAAACGCCGGCTCTTGCTGACTCGGCAACTGTATGGGCAACCGTGGATATTGTACTCCGTGCCTTCGTCAAGATACTGGTGTTTTCCGTAGCATTAGCGGTTGAATTTGCTGTACTCTCAGCGTATCGGCTTGCGATAAACTGATAAACCCCGGATGCTGCGTCTTTTGCTTTACTTCCAATAGTATTGAAGAAATTACCAATAGTACCCATCTTGCCACTGGCACTTTCAACTCCCCGAATACCACGTTGAAGGTTATTAACTCCGTCAATAGCACTTCCGAGCGGACCAGCTATTAATCCAATACTGGCAGCAATAGCTACTCCCACTCCTGCTATAACTACTAAGTTACTACTCCATCCCCCGGTCTTGGTATCTAAGTCAATAAACCATTCCAAGGCAGATTGAATATACGGGAGGAACCTTGAACCGATTTCTGTGGTTGCTGATTGGATTTTTCCCTTTATTTCTTCCCATTTAGTAGAAGCGAGGCTGTTTAAATCAATTTGCTGATAACCTTCATTAGTTAAAGCTTGATTTAATGCCACAATTCGGTCTTCAACGGTTTCCTGTCCTTTCATTACTCCCATCTGGTTTTTAAGCAGCCCATCCCGCTCCATCAACCCGGTATTTCCAGTTAGAATATAATCCTTAATCTCACGTTCATATTCTGCCGTTATACCTCCCATAGTCTGGGATGAAATGGTTATATACCGTGAGGCTGCCTCTCCCAGTAGCTTTAATTGATCGGTAGTTAGAGAGGATTGTCTTGCTAAAGCACCAGTTAGGAGGGCATTCATATAGGTGTCATCACCGGGAACGGCTGCTACTATCTGGCTGATTATGTCCAAATACTTTTTCGTTTCGTTTTTGGTCATAACCGTAGATAGATATGCTTCGTTGAATTGTCGTTGAGTAGATCCTCCCCAAGCATTACCCACTATCGTCATTAAACCGAATCCGGAAATAACTCCAGTAATAGCTCCGCTCAATCCATCAGCTTTATCCGCTGCTGCTTGTAAACTGCTCCTTATGCTTTGACCAGCACTCACGGCAACGGATTTCATCTTGGTGAACGCTCCGCTTACCACGTTACCAGCGGATGAGAACATGGTACTTATATGTTGAGCAGCACTTCCAGCAACGGTACTTGCTTCTGTGGCAGCAGCTCCGACTTTATGTAACCCGTTGGCAGCGATATCTCCACTTGGAGCTATATTTTCAATAGCATCCCCATTAATGGAGTTAATCACTTTCTGGATACCGCTGGCACTACTCGCAACCTCATCTTCTGCGGAACTTGCTATGTCAGCACTACTCGCAACTCTACTAAAGTTTTTTTCCGCGATATTGCCGATAGTGTCCAGTTCTTTACTGGCACGGTCAACCAGTTTTATTATAATTTCTGTCAGAGCCATGCTTTTTACCACTTCTACGTCTTTTTAGTTACTTCATCCGGATGTTTCAATCTCCTTAATCCTTCCCGCCTTACACTACTACCAGAGGGGTCATCCGCTACTTCCCCTCCCATCAGTCTTGCTAAGAATTTACGGTTATCATTGGTATATTCCACATACGCAATTTCAAGGAATGTTCTTTGCTTTTCTGTTAAATCACTGTAATTGCCTAATGGACTACCGTTAAAGATAACTCCAGCGAATACCAACCCCTCTTCACTCTTCGCGAAAGTCTGCCAGTAGATCCAAGTCGTCTTCGGTTATTTTACTGATTTCCACTACTTTAAGGAAAATATCCTCCACCATGTAGTTAGGCATACGTTCAACCTTTTCTTCAGGAACCTCGGCACTGAGGCTGATAGCTTTATATTTAGTCCGTGCCATCCCTTCCCGGAGTACACCGTAATCAAGTTCGCTGTCTATTCTCTGCATCTCCTTCTTAACCCGTTCCCTAAATTTACGGCTGCCTCCTTTTGCGTCCTTTTCCAGCTTAATACTTGCTTTTTGTCCTTTTTTCTCTATTTTCTGTAATGTGAGGATTTCCCCGCTGGTTAAGGGTCGGAGTTTTAAAGGTGCTGATAATCCTTCAATCATAAATTCGGTTACGTTTTCCTTGCCGTTTATTAATTCATTCAACAGTTCTTCATTATTCATAATAAATCACCTCATACGGTTTTACGGGTCTAAAAAATGGTTAATTTATCCCAGAAAATAAAAGGGATAAATAAAAAATGGACATTTGATTTTATACTACCACATATTTAGTTTCAAAGTTTTCCAGCTTAATATATACCGGAGTGAATACCTCTGTTACAGCATCTTCAAGAGTTACAGTAGCTGCCTCCACTCCAACGCTTAAATCAGGTATTCTTGGATCTGAACCTGTAATCTCTGTTGGCACTTTTTTATAGTATGTAGAGGGGAAGGTTAAGGTCATGGTGCCGAATGTTCCGGATTCAAAGGTAGCGACCATTTCTATTGGAGTCTGTGGTGATTTAGAAGGACCGGCGGTATCTCCCCAGTAATCTTGCACCAAATCCAAGCTGTCATCGTATAATTTTATCCCAATTCCAGCCTCTCCAGTAGCTGCCTTAATATAATACGGGAATCTGCTTCCTAATCCTTGTCCGTCTTCGATACTTACTCCATTACCGTAATCAAAGCTGAATGACTTAACATCTGCCGATACATCACTTCCTCCAATGGTTAACCCGGCATTGTAAAATGCCATAGGATACAGGTCTGGGTCTGGTTCGTTTAAACTTGTCCTTAAAGTGGTATGTTTATCCTTCTGGGCAAACATATCGGCTTGAATGGTAGCTAACTCGTTTTCAATGGTTAAGTTCATCTTATCTATCACGGTTCCAAGGAATACATGCTCGAAGGTGTCCTTTCCTACCCTACACGTAAAGCTGGGAAGATCATATCCCGGCATACTATAAAATTCGTGAACATTCGGATCGGGGTTAACTCCAGCAGTATATTCGTAACCTCCAAGAAGGAACTTCAAGAACCAGCCGATTGTGTGAATATCCATCGGGTATTCCATTTGCCCGGATGGAGCGTAATATCCGGGAATATGACGTGCTTGGAACCTATTTAAAGTAGGTAATGCAATGTTCGGGTCATCCGGCACATCTAATCCCATACTGGCAACGTCAATGTCATAGGTTGACCCCGTTGCCTCCGTTCCATACGCTGATTCTTGTTTAAATCCAACATATCTTGTTTTTGCCATAATCTATCATCTCCTATATATAGTGTTCATACACCTCTCCAGTCAATTCCATGCTGTAAATCCATTATAGCGGTAGTAATTGCTACATTCCCTGCTTTTTCTGGATAAATAGCAAAATCATTAATTTCAGTATCCCTTACCTTGCCGTTAATAGTTATCCACTCCTCCGAATCAAGGAATTTCTCCAATAGATGTAAACTGATGCTGACAATTTCATCATGAGCCTCGGTTACGGTGCCTCTGGTAATAATTCCTATTATGGTTCCCACGTTTTTAGGGTAATTTCGTCTGCCCATTGTATGTTCAAAACCTAATCCTACCATATAGGACGTTGCTACTGTTCCTTGGTATATGGTAATGTTTTCCGGATAACCACGCAGAACTTGATTGAAATATCCCGTTCCTTCCAGGAGGGATGTAAGTTCTGAGTTAGCGTCCTCTATTCGTTGATATATTTCATGAAGATAACCATCTGGCAAGTTTAGCAACCTCCCGGTCTATTCTTGGCTTCGCCTTCCTTTCAGCACGGTCAAAGAATGGATTACCAGTTACCCATCTCTGTCCTTTTTTCATACCTACTCCCCGTCCTTGGTGCGTTATCTCCGGACTACTACGTCTTGGTCGGGTTTTATGACCCAATATAACGAAAAGAGCGTAGGGTGCGGTATGGTCATCTGGAAAGACTCTGACGCTGGTACTGTCCGGGTTATCAATGTGAATTGCCCGTTGCAGATTGTGAGTAATGAATGGTGCCTCGTTACGGCTGTACTGCTGTAAGGTTGACCCTATTCTATCCCGTGCTTGGGAAAACCTTTCTGGGAGTCCTTCCTTCTTGCTTTGAATTGCTTTTAGTAAAGCATCACTCGTAATTACTGTTTCTATCGCCATCTATAAACCCGTCCTATCCTATTTGGAGTTTTACTACTACTATACGGGTTAAGATCATCCCTGGTTTCCGCTTCTACTTGAAGCTGGACTTCAATGTCAATGTAATCACTAAGGAACTCCTTAGCACGTTCCATGTAGTAACTAACATTTTCGCTGTATTCTTCTGCTGTATTAAAGAGAGGCTGTAACGCCTCGGCAGTAGCGTAATAGTTCGCTGCTTCAATCAGATCCTCCGGGTAAGGCGGATTCTCTGGCACATCTAATCGGGCTTTACGTAATTTCCCGTCAACAAATACGTCAGCACTTTTCAGAGCTGTTTCAACGAGGTCATTGGCAGGTGTTTGTCCTAATAATCCCAGTCTAACCAAGACTGTTTCCGTCAATCCGTATTTATACGTCAATTTTCACACCTCTATCCTCCGGACTCATCCTAAAAAAGCAAAGACCTGGTGGAGTTATGCTGTAATTCCACCAGATATTCAAGGGATTTTAAACTGAAATTCCCTGGAAGGTAAAACTACCTCTCTATGCTTGGAGGACAGTTACAGCAACCACTCCGGGGGTACCGGCACTCTGAGCAGCGGTCAAGGTAACAGTTATTGCTCCGGTTTCCGGATCAAAAGTTACCTCCTCGATAGCATTTTCGATATCCTCTTTAGGAAAAGCTCCGAGTATCATCCCGTCGATATCGGCAGCCGTGGTAACGGTACCAGTTAAAGCTTCGGCAGCGATATCTACCTCTCGCTCAACTACTTTTAATTCAGTTACGCTTATACTGTCGGCTGCTACAACTCCGGCTTCAACGTCTTCGACTCTGCCGTCAACTTCCTCGATACCGGCTTCAACGTCTTCGACTCTGCCGTCAACTTCCTCGATAAGATCGAAGAGTCCTTTCATAACCCCTCCCTTACTTCTCCTGGTTTCAACGTAGTTTTTGCTTAATGTCAAATTAAGCACCTCCTAATTAGAATGTTCCTTTAATAAGAGCGGTGGGTTCCAGACTTGCGTATCCAAGTTCAGCCCATACGTCATATCCCCAGTCGTAGGGATGTTCGGTATCTCTGAACTGGTTAACATTTATGATTGCATCTGGGATGTTTTCACGTTCTCTTGGCTTAGCGTTCATCGTGGTCTTAGTTATGACGCTGAAATCTGGGTTTAAGTATTTCTCCACTATACCCGGAGGGATATTTACATCGTACCCTATAAACTCGGCACCGGTACCGTCAAGACCTTCAAAACAGTTCTGGACGCTGGTTCCGTCAACGTTAATCATATTGCTGTCGAATGGGTAATCCATGCTCATGTAGTATTCTTCAAGGGTTACAAACCTGTCTTCACCGAGGAATACTTTATTTAGCTGGAAAGCACCGTTGTTACGGAACTCTTTTCGCAGTTTAATGAAATCAGCACGTGGATCTGCTGTGGCATCCCAATCGGAAAGGTCGTTAGGAACCGTGCCTGCGGCGGCACCTACCATTCCAGTTAGGATGGTATTGTTTATTTTAATGCTTATTCCACCGACCATCTTTGCCAGAGCTACTTGTAGCCGAGCATCGGCGTCGCTGCGTTTAAGGAACTTATCGCTGTATTTGAACTTGTATCCAACGATATTAGTCCTTCCAAGCTGAGCGTTGATAGGTGAAATGTCTATTTCAGTTAGTTCTGAAGCTTCTGCGGTATCTAATGGTTCGCTGGTAGTTCCGTCAGCTAAATCCTCCGTAATGGTTTTCCCAGTTAAAACGGTAGGGAACTCACCGGTTTCTGTTATAGCAGTAGGTAAAGCATTAATAAAGAAAAGCTTTGGATTAATCTGCTCTGTTAAGTAATATTCCAGATTGTGTTTTCTTAATAGGAAATCTGCGGATAAAGTTTGCATTATCTATCAATCCTCCTTAAATTTAATTAGAAAGCTCCGTAATATCCGAAAAGGACGGGTATTTTAGTACCAGCGTTTAGAGCAGCACCAGATAGTACGTAAGTATGGTTAGCTGTGCTGTCTAAATCCCAACATTGAGCCGTGGATGCCCCTACCGCTACGCTGTCGCCGTATCCTATTAGACTGTTATTAGCTTCAAGCTGTACCATTTCTACTTTACTACCCATTAATTCAACCGTTACTCTTCGGGGTTCGTAACTTCCCCAGTTTACAGCTTCAACGGGTTCCTGTCCTTTAAATTCAGGAGTTCCTACTACCTGTCCTAACACTTCCGGATCAGACGCAGCACACTTGCTTATAGTCATATTTCCGGTGAGTTTAACCCAATCTTTATCTGCAATTGGAGAGGCAAAGACAGGTCCTTCCATATCCCCAGTAGCACGGTTGAGGGTGCCAATGGTGATATTTCCTTCGTTACACTTGAAAGTTATTCTTGGACCGAAACGTCCAAATCTGCGTAATTCTGCCATAATCTATCATTCCTCCAGTTATGGTTTATTCTTTTTCATCTAATTGCCCAGTAGCTTTTTGATATGCCTTGTAACTGGTATCGTCATCTTTATCTGCTTTTTCAGCTTCAGCATCTTTTTTGCTTTGCTTGGTCATGTCTATAATTACCGGGGCATCATTCATTAATTCTTTATACCCGTCTGGGTTGCTGAATGCCAGAGCTTCGTGCTGTTCAACTTGTTTCGGGGCAATTTTGCCTTCGTTAAGATATCCTTTAACGACAGCTTTTGCTTCTGCCTTGAGGGCATTAGTTTTAATTTCTTCCATTTCTTTCTCAAGCTTTTCCAGAGAGGGGTCTTTTGCTTCACCAGTTTTGGTAGCTTCTCCTTCATCTTCTTTTTCAGCTTCTTCTGCCTTGAGGGCATTAGTTTTAATTTCTTCCACCAGAGCTGTTATTCGCTCTTCTATCTTATCCAACCTCGCAATTATGGCACTAACGTCTGAATCCTGGGATTCGCCTTTCTTCTTTTCATCTTTCACAGTATCATCTCCTTCAAAATCTACAATTGATCTTGCATTTACTACTTGAGGCTGATTAACCTTACAAGACTGACAGCCTCCACGTTCTACAAAGTCAACCCGTTTAATATCGCTGTATTCTTCAAGGTAATCAACGGAAAGCTCCGGACAATCACGGGTATATATGTCTGAAACGATGCTGAAACTGGGTAATTGCCCCGTGGCATATAATTCCATAACCGCAGGGTTTTCTATTACTGCCTCTTCAACTTCAATACCGTTATCCGTTAGCTTTACGCTATTTAATGTTCCCACGTTAAGAAGGTCAAGCTTCTTTAAAATAGGGTTTTTATTAAGAATTTCATCCTCTAAATGGTCTATGCCAATAGGGATCGGTAAATTCTGCTGTAACGTATCAAACGTCTTTTTAATACTTTTATCCGTTACCTTAACTTGCTTAGGCTCCTTATCCACCCAAATACCGTGGATTCCCTCAGCCCAAATAGTTCCAGTAACTGGTTCTTTCTCATTCATACATTTACCAAGCCTCCATGCTTAATTAACGCCGATAATCCGGGAAAAAATCATATACATTAGTACGCTGAGGGGGAGTCTGACTAAAATGTGGACCACAACGGCACCGAGGGTGTACTGGTGGCAATTGACTTTTATCGTCTATACTGAATACTTTATTTATAAACCGTTTAACGCAAATCGGGCAAGCATGAGGGTCTAAAATCATAACCATGCTCCGACCGTGTTGATAATATTTATTGTTCGCCCAATCAGCAAGGATATTCGCCCTCATGGTTTCAGTCCGTGCTATTACTTGGGCTCTGGTGTTACTAAGAGTATCAACTTCCTTTGCCATTTTTTTACCCAGCTCGTACGGAGATAGCTTTTGATTATACCCCTCAAGTGCTATATTCCTAAGCTGCTGTTTCATGTCCTCTCCCATTTTAGTAACGTAATGCATCGTATTCTCTGCTATTACTTTCCTAACCAATTCCTGATGACCTCCCGCAGGCAATCCGACCAGCTCTACCCCTCTTAGTATGTTTTGGAGTAGAAGTATTGTCTGGTCTGATGCCTGTCCAATAGTAAACGGATTTACTGTACTATATCCGCTTAATCTGGATAACCATTCATCGATATCCTTACTATTACGTGTTAACCGCTCTACATCTACCGCGATGTCATTCATCACTTGTCTTACTTGCTCTGCGTTTAATTCACTAAGTTTTTGAGCCAGTAACAATTCTTCGGCTGTTGCCATTCAACCTACCAACCTGGTCAGCTCTTCATGGAAGTAATGCTTTCAGTTCCTCTTCAAGTGGACTGGTTTCACTTCCGGGGATCTGCTCCATACTACCCGATGGAGTAAATTCCCTGGTTATCTTCGCTTTATCTACTTTAACTCCGGACAGTTCCTCGACAGCCTGACTTATCAGTTCTTTAAACCATTCTGCGTCAGCGTCAACTGTTAAATTGTCCACGTATGGTTTAAGCATTTCTAATAACCTTACAATATCCTTATCCTCAAAGGGAGTGAAACTTATTTTAGGAGGTTTAGCAACCGAATAATTCAGTTTCACCAAGTTATCCGTTTTCTCTTGGATACTGGTACTGATGTCCTTGTTAATACCGTCCAATACCAGCTTAGTTACATCGAACTGCGTCTGACTCTGAGCATACGCACCTCCACCGGAGGCTTGACCGAATAGTAGTGTACCAAGGAAGAATCGGCGGAATATCACGTCATCATGATATTTAATGCTGTTAAAGAAAGCTTCCCCTCTGTGCGAGGATTCCAGGACAAATACCTCATCTTCCTTTCCAATAGTAATCTGGGTCCTACCTTCCTCAACATCCTCCATCTGCTCCCTCATGTCGTCCTTATACGTAGGATCGGACACTTTTCCTACTAATGTAGGGGATTCATGCTTTTGTAAATAAACCGCTAACCATTTTAATACTTGCGATTTGATGAAGACGGTGTCATACAGTTCTTCAAGTATGCTGTTACCTTCTGGGTCGTTAAATTCACTGTCGTAACTAAATAACAGTACCTTTTCAATGGGGATTGGCTCTTCAAGTCCGTAATTGATTCTTTGCCTTATATGGGTAAGATTATCATTATCATCGAAGACAAATGCGTCATCATGGTCTAAAGTGGCACGGTGGATTGGATAAAAGTCATCTATACTAATCAACCCGTTTTCATCAATTTTATACACTATTTCCGATGCACTAAATCCGTATGGAATAGCGGTGTAAATATTCTTCATTATAGTTCTGAACGGAGTTTTCGTTCCTTTAAGGGCATCTTCAACGAATTGACGTGCCTCTACATCTCCGGGGTCGTCGCTTGCACTGGTTACAATTACCTCTCTGCTAAGAAGAAACTGAACCAGCGTTAAATATCCTACCTTTACTTGAGGATCGGATAACATTTCACGGAACTCCCGGAATCCATGGTATTCGTGATACTCACTACTATATACCCGGTCTAATAGGGTCTTATTAGTACGATTGGGCTTTCTGCTTCTTTTCATGAAAAAGTCAGATGTTGCACCGAAAGCTGACTTAATCCTTCCTATTATACTCATAATTTAACCAATCCTCCGTGTTACTCGCCTTTTCTGTTTCTGGTAAGTTAAATAACGTTTATCACTCCGGGTGTATGGGTTTCCCCGGATACTGCTTAGATGCATGAAAGCTCCGCTCAAAGCATCCACCTGGTCATCATGTATTCCATCCGTGGGAAAACTCTCCAGTTCGTCAAGGAGAGCAGTATTCCATCTCCGTACATTGTTATCCTTCAAAATCTTGATATTACCAGCTTCTGCGTAACTACTGACCGGTTTTGCTCTTTCATACTTTTTACGGTTAGCTGGTTCACCATCATAATTATATCCCATTAATTTCCGCCGGAAGTCCTCAATAACGAATTTACCAGTAGCTCCGCCTTCTTGCTCTATTCGTATAGCGGTTTCCGTTCCGTCTGCCAGAGCTGTTTGAAGAATTAATTTCTCCACCTCAAGGGGAGTATCACGTAGTCTTAGCACGTCCAGTATGTAACATATATTATTCGCATCCACTCCAAGCAACAATCCCGCCGTGTAATCCGGGTCTTTACCCTTTTCCGCTGCTGTTGCTGCTAAATCCCAGAACCTTATTTTTCGCAGTTTAATTGGCACGTCTTCCACTATCTGGAACCATGTCCGCTTGAACAGTCCTCCCTGGAGGTTAACATCCCAGTTACCGTATTTAAGCTGTTGACGGGTAATATGGTCAAGTTCATCCAAACTGCGTTTATATTCAACTTGGTCTATGAAGGGATTATCTCTCCACGTTGAGGGTATGAATAGTTTATCTCCATTTACAAACTCGGCTTTTACCCATTCATGTCCTATATCTCCGGGGTTTGATCCGCCTCGTTTCTTTAATGGTATTGGGTCGCCTGCATCCCTCCGCTTACTCCTTGATAGGAACTGCCACCACTGCTTAGGGAGTTGAGTCAATTCGTCAACGCTTATTACATGATAATCCGTACCCTGAATACGTTTTACATCCCGTTCGTTGTCCATATACCGGAACGCAAGTCTGGCACCGCTGGGGAACTCCCACCTCTTCTTTGCTTCTCGCCAATGAGCATCAGTAGGGTCAAGCCAATCATGGGCTCTGTCCATTAACGCTCCTTCCAGGGCAAGATCAGTATAGGTTCTGCGTATTATCAAGGATGCAAAGCTGGGGAAATCCGCATATTGCAGACTGTCCATTAGTATTGCATCACTCTTCCCTCCTCCCGCTGCTCCGCCATACAACGCCTCATCTGCATCGGCAAGGAGATAAACCAGTTGCTGGTAAAATGGTACGTGAGGGATGTACTCATTCAATATAATGGTCTGATAAAAGTTATCCTTAACATCCCTTGACAATGTACTGAATAATCTCCGGATTCTGGTGTCAAGCTTGAACTGGATCTCCCAAGCTTGTAACTTCCAACCGATCCGGTCCTCTTCAGGATTAATCGGTATTTTCTGTACCGCTCTGTAAATCGTCTGTGGAAGTGTCATTTTCGATCCGTTTTAACCTTTTCAACGCATCATCAATATTTATTTTATGTTCTTGCTGGATTTTACCACGTACTTTATGGTCAATCCTGTCAATCTTGCCCCATCTTTTCGGGAACTTCCTCTCCAACCACCATGCCGAAGCCTGCCACTGAGGGCGGACTCCATGCTCAAGATCACCATCCGCTGCCTTCCGGACATTCTGAACATGGTAAGCTTCAGCGAACCGTTCAGCGTTTTTTACTGCCTCCCAAAACTCCCGAAACAGACCAGATTTGCGTTCTCTTCCCCACTTCATCCAGCGGTAGAATGTGCTTTCGGCGATGCCTTCTATGGCTGCTGCGGTTGCGGGGAAGTTTCCGGCTTTTATTCCTTCTATTATCTTGTTTTGGAGGTCGGGTGTTAGTTTGGTAGGTCGTCCTCCGTTATTTGTATTTCTGTTATTCATTTATTCCTCCCCTCTATACTTGTATATTACATCTCCCTTTTTGTCTACTGCGATTGGGTAGAGTATTCCTTCAAAGTACTTGTATGGTGATTTCGCGTTGTCTGGTGTATTCCATATTTCATGTAGGTATTCTGCTAATGTTTGCTTTAATCTGTTTGCTCTTACTCGGTTGCTGCCTGTGTTGAATCCGGCTGCTTTATAGAATACTACGTTGCCTAATATCTTTTCACATTCGGTTTTGAAATCTTGCCATGTTACTACGCCGTGTTCATTATTCTTTGCTATTTGTAATGCTTCTGCGTATTGTCCTCTGGCTATTGTCCATTCTGGTGGAACTCCGCAACAGCAGCAGTAGTCGCTTCGTTCTTTATGGTGTGCGTCAGATACGTAGAATCTTAACCCGAGGGCATGGCTGATTTGTTTCATTCTTTTGATTATTGGTTTCTTTAATGCGTAGTTTAACCTATAATACCCTTGCGTGGAACTGTTGCGTTTATAGTAGTCCCATATATTATAACCGACATATTTTGATAATTCGGTGTACCGGGTCTTTAAAGTTTCATTCGCTCTGCCTTCAAGGCAAAAGAACTCCGTGGTTACACTATCGGCTCCCGCTTTCTTCGCTTTCAGTATAAGCTCCGGGTAATCATCACTCACTCCGATTATATATGGTCTTAACCTTAAAGTTACGTGGATTCCCGCCTCTGCTAATACACGTATGGCTTCTATCCTTTCGTTGACGGTTGGACAGCCTCTTTCTATTGCTCTGCTTTTAAATTCATTCGCTGTTATTATACTGATTTTGAAATGCCAGTTATGCGGATGTTTGCGTATCAGTTCCATGTACCGCTCATCCCTGGTGAAAAATACGCCTTTTGTGCTGATACTGAGAGGGTAATCATATTCATCGAAGATCTGAAGCAATTTTAAGGTTATCCCGTATTTTTCCTCATTTTCATCGAACGGATCATTCAGTCCTCCCCATTGCATAACTGTCTTGTTCTGTATGTAATTGTAGAATTGGATGTCCGTCTTGTTGAGTTTCTCCGGTTCACCCTTTAAGCTGTGCTTAAAAAGATGCCTTATTTTTTCTGGATTCACGCTGGTTACGGCACGGTTCAAGTACCCGTTTACACTATGACTTTTCTGAAAATACGCGAAGCAATAAAGACAGTTGAAGCTACATCCGCTGTATGTATCGAACGTCATGGGCATGGAACAGTCGCAGACCTCACCGCTCCATCGTGGACTTGCATAATTCATTTTCAATGCTTCTTCAACCACGGTTTTGCCTCTAAATTCTTTTTATGCAGTTCATCCCATTCATGTTTCCTGTCGCCAATCAACGCAGCATATTTGTATGCCTCCATCCCATCCTACGTCTATTTGTCGGAATGGATATGTGCATCTTTTATTAACTGGTTCCTTTAACGGTTCTAATCCGTATTCTTTTGCTATCTCCCAGTTAACATTACCTGCAAGGTTAAAAACTATTCTGGTACGTTTTACTCCGTCCATTTCAGATATATCCCGGACTAATACTACCTTTTTTATCCCTGGAGGGTGCTTATGGTAAGGATTAAAATCATCTTCATAGTAATCAACGGGGTTAAATTCCCTTAATTTGCTGAAAAGCTTATTATATGTCTTTCCATAAGTGTCCACAAATACAACATTTCCGCCTGCTGAAAAGTAGTTTTTAACCCAATCCGCAGTTAATTTTACACCGTTTGTAGCTACTAATATGTAGCTTTGCGGGTTGTATTTCCTAAGCACGGCTACTATCTTAAAAATGTCGGGGTTGAGGGTCGGTTCCCCTCTTATTCCTATTTCTATTCTTACCGGATCAAATACCGATATTGCTTTAGCAGTTTGTATAGCGGTATTCACGGTCATGTGCTTTATTTCTTCTGGGATGCTCCTTATTCCGCAGAACCCGCACCGCATATTACAGCCTCTGGTTGTATCTACTTTAATAAGGTACGGTTTGTAATCTGAGGGGTTTACAACCATTATTTATGGTCTTCATGGGTAACTTGGCAATCTCTGTCTGCCATTGATTTATCCCCATATAATTAACTTAACCATGAAAATTATTGCTAACAGTAGTAAAGGTGCCACAATTCCACCGATAACTGCTATAATGACCTTTTCCTCGAAACTCCATTTACGGTCTTTATTTTTATCATCTAAGGTTACAGAAGTTTTTATAACCGCAATATCCTTCTGCATTTTAGCTTGTTCTGCCCTTAACTCCGCAACTTGGCTGTAAAGGTCAACATCTATTTCCTGTTGCCCGTCTATACGGTTCTCAAGGATTTCTTTTTCACGTTTATTATAATTGTTAATATACTCCCTTTTCTCCAATTCGCTTATCAACCACTTTATTTTATCCTGAACGTCATCGAAAGCTCTTTTAATAGTTTCATCACGTTTAACTAACTCCCGTTGGAAGTTTATTTGCTGTTTATTCGTTTCTTTCCACAATCCGAAAATACGTTGTATGGTATCCCGTTGCTTACAATCTGGGTTTGAATCGCAGTCATCAAGTATAGCAGCATCAGTCATGGTACTGTTATCTTTGATTTTCATTTATATGCCACCTATTGGTAAAAAAATGAAATAAACGGATAGAGCTGTTAATTAAGCAGTATCCGCATCTGCGATAACTTCTTCTACTGGTACGCTTTTATTTTCACGTTTATCTGCTGCCCACTGGCTTAAAACTGCTAAAAGGAAACTTACTATCCCAACATACTCAACTGGCACAGCTCCCATGATTTGAGGCTGGAAATAGAGTATCCACGGTGCGACGGTCAAAAGTATGGTAGTGAGATAATCGAAATATATCCACTTTTTAACGGTTTCAACAGCTTCTACTACTCGTTTATTACTCGTGTATTGGCTTATTGCTGCTAAAATTATATTGCTTGCCACTAAATACTCTGGTGGTAAAATCTGCTCAATAGCAGCCCAGAAATACACAATAAGAGGTATGGCTGCTAACATTGCCGTAGTTATTATGTCTAATGTCCTTTTATCCATTTATATTACCCTCCGCATCTTTTTTAAGTAAATAATGCTTTTGAATACGTATTACCGGAAGACCGTCCTTTTACTACATGGTGCGGTGAAAACATGGTTTGGATTGAACCAGCAGTAGGAGTTGGTCATAATGGCTTAAAACCAGTTTGGGGGAGGAATTTTCCATTATAAGACTTTTTTTATCAGTTTATACATAGACTCTCCCTTTGAGTGGACGGTCAGCCGGTAAACGTAATTTATGGATTGGGGGAACATTGAACTATCGGTTAAAACTGTAATATAGGTGTAA